TGACCGTCACCTGCGTGACCGACTGGATTGGGTAGTTTGGGACCATCTTGTGGTCCTTGCCGTCGCCGCTGAACGTGGTCGAGTAGGCCGTCACGGCCACGATCCGGTTCATGTAGGCCTGCATCGTGGTCGAGCACGCCGTGACCAGGCGCGACAGCATGGAGTCGTATGTCGAGTCGCCAAGGCCTATCGCTAGCCAGGCCTTTACATCGTCCAGCGTGGTGAGGTCGTTCGTGGCCACTGCTTCCTCCAGTTCTTACTAAGTGCTCGCTTACTTGACCTTCTTGGCCTTCGCCTTGGCCTTGGCCTCAGAAGGGTCCTGAGTGCCGTTGCCGCCTGAATCCGGCTCCCCGGCGGCCTCCGAGCCCTCTGCCTGCTCAGCCGTGCTGCTTTCGGCGCCAGAGTCCTCCTGGCCTCCATTTTCGCCCTGGTCTTCTTCGGCCTGGGGCTCGTCGTGGAACAGCTCGAAGCCCTGCTCGCGGAAGAAGTGGATGGCCCTGGCGTGGTGGTCTTCGATGCAGACCGTGCCGTCCTCGCCTGGCTCGTAGGTCACGCCCTCGTGGCTGGCCGAGGTGACGTGCTCCGGAAACTTGACCTTCATGGCAATGCTCCTGTCCAAAAAGACCCCTAGGTCGGTGCGCTGACCTAGGGGCAAAGCCGCTGGCAAGCGGGTGCCTACTCGCCTCCGGCCTTAGCCGTTAGCGATGTTGGTGATGACGGCCATGGATGGCGGGAAGTAGTGCTGCAGAACTTCGTCGCAATAGACGCCGTACTCGTACTTGCGGCTCTTGATGGGCCACTCGATCTGGTAGTACTCGCGGCGGGCGCGGACCTGGCAGACGTTGGCAACGTTGCTCAGCGGGTAGGGGAGCTTGTTCGTGAAGAACAGCACCGTGCCCGCGGGCATGTTGGGGTGGAGAACAATCGGGATTTCCACCGCGCCGTTCATCGAGTACTTGTTCCGGTACGACGTCACCATGACGCCGCCGCCGATGCTCGACTGGTCAGCCGTGAAGACGAAGCGCTGGGCCGCGTTGCTGTTGCCGGCCAGGATCTTCTTCGACGTGTTGGTCTGCTCCTGCGACGAGACGTAGATCTTCGTCGGGGAGAGACGATAGTTGTCCCAAAGGTACTTCAGCACCAGGTCGAACTCGACGATGCCGCCCGCGCCGTCTGCCGTCAGGGGCGTCCCCGTGCCTGCCGTGCCCGTGGGCATCGTGTAGACGTACGAGTTGCTGCCCGACTTGAAGGCTTGGTAAAGCAGGCCGTCGAACACGAGGCTGTTCTGCGAGTTGTCGGCCGTTCCCAGCGACGCGGCCGTCTGCGTGCCCGTCGCCGTCGCCGTGACCACGACAGAGTTGATGGTCGTGATCGCGCCGAGCAGCTCCGAGCCCGCTGCGCCCCAGAACCACGCGTAGCCCACCGCGCCGCTCTGGACCGCGACCGACGCGGAGATGGAACCGTTCGGGCCGGTCACCGCGACCGTGGCGTTGGCCGACTGCTTGGCCGCGCCGCCGCCGAAGGTGTCCGTGCTGCCGTCCGTGTTCGTGCGGCTGATCTGGGCGGAAATGCCGAGCGCCACCGAGCTGTTCACCACGTCGTCGAGCGTGAGGCCCACGCAGATGACGGAGTACGTCGCGGAGGCGAGCGAGCCGCCCGTTGTCGCTGCCGTCAGCGAAGGCGTGCCGGTCTGGCCGAGCGCTACCGAGTTGTTGCCGCCCAGGAGCGTGAGCTCTTCCTGGATCATCAGCGACTCGAGGAGCTGCTTGACGGCCAGGGCCTTAACGTCGTCGAAGCCCTCGGCGGCGTAGTCGGCCTCGAACGACACAGCGGCCTCGAGGCCGAGGCCGCGGTAGACAGCCGTGTAGTCCTGCGTGGCCACGTTGACCATGCCGCCGCGGTTGCCCTCGGAGACGCCGGCGCGGGTGTTGCCGGTGTTGATCTTCGTGACGGCGCGCCAGTTGGCCTGGATGCCGCCCTTGCCGCTCACGCGAGGAATCTCGTTGCGCAGCGGGGTGAGGACCGGATAGAGCAGCTTGGCGCCGATCTCCAGGTCGTAGAAGTTGATGCCTGTCGTGGCACCGCCTGGCTGGGCGTAGGTGTTAGCCTTGGCCAGCTCTGCGCTCGGGTTAGCCTGTGCGGCCTTGAGAGCGTCTAGCGTTTCTTGCGTTACGTTGCCCATCTCAAATCTCCTGGGTCTGCTACTGCGTTGCTAGGGGTTGGTTAAAAAATTTCCAGAACCTGTCGGCCTGGCGCTCTCAAGGGTTGACAACACGGATGGGGCTGCGGAGCGACATCTTCAAGGCCGTCGCCGCCTCATCCACTTTTCCAAACGAGTCCTTGACGGGCTCCACCTTGTTCGCTGCACTGCCTCCGTCCAACACGTCTGCGCCCTTAGGCACGGACATGACCGACGGAGCCTTGCGCTCGGCCTCCATCTTGTGGGCCTTCGCAACGGCCTCGTCGCGCTCCTTCGCGACCTTGCCGAGTTCTTCCTCGCCCGCCTTCAGCTGCTTGCGAAGCGATGCCGCCTCTCCGGCCTGCTTCTCGAGGTCGGCGCCTAGGCGGTCGACCTTGCCCTGCAGGGCCTTGGCGACGTCCACGCGCTCGGCGAACTTCTTCAGCTCGTCCGGGCCCTGCGCCACCTTGAGCATGATGGCGGAGGCCATCGCGGCGGACTTGGCCATCTCGCCGGCCGGCGCGGCCAGCATGATGGAGTACGCGTCGACCGCGCCGTCGCCGTCGGGATCGGCCACCAGCTCGCGGCACTCCTCCTCGACCATCGCGCGGAGCAGGTCGCAGCCCTCGCTCATCCACGCCTTGATCTTGTTCGGCATGTCCGAGCCGTCGGCTTCGTATGCGGCCTCCCACTCCGTGTCCTGCTGGAGGCAGTGGATGGAGCCTAGGATGGACGCGAATGAGCTGACGCCGTACATGCCCTTTCGCAGCGCGACGACGGCGGCCTTGGACAGGTCGGCCGTCGTCAGCGCCTTGCGGCTCATCTCGCCAGTCATGGCGAAGTCCACGCCCGAGCCAGGCTCGCCCTGCGAGAACGACGGCTTGGTCGCGACGTAGCAGCCGGTCGACGTCTCCACCTCCGCGCCCTCGCTGCTGATCGCCGTGAGCTTGCCCTGGAAGCTCGCCTCGCCGAAGGTGAATTGCACCATCGCGCCGACGGCCGGGGCCTCGAGAGGCGTCACCGTCGCGTTCTCGCCCGTGGGCATGTTGGCCGTCATGTTGTCGGCCTGGCCGGGCTGCGCCGAAGGCATTTCGCTGGTAGAGGTCGCCGAGGCCGTCGTGATCTGCGCCGCCGTGGCCACTGCCGCCGCCTTGGCGACCTTCTCGGCCTCGCCTTCCTTCCAGTCGTCCGGAAGCTGGTCGCTCATGCCGAGCGACTCGGCGCGGGACTTGATGTGGGCCTTCGCCTTCTCAGGGTCCTTGGCGCGGCCGAACGCCTGCACCGCGTTGTGCAGGTCCTTGCCGTCCTTGATGGGGAACGACCCGTCTGGCAGCGCCTCGCCGGAGCCGGCCATCTTCGAGCGCTCGTCGTCCGAGTAGTCCTTCTTGCCGAACGCCAGGTCGTCGAGGCGCTTGTCCTCGAGGGCCTTCTTGATTGCGGCCAGCATGTCACCCTCGTTCAGGTCGCCTGCCTTGAGCATGGCGGCCATCTCGTCAGTGAGCTGGTCGACCGTGACCGCCTGCTCGTGTTCCATCTCTTTCTCCTTGAATGCCTTGCGGAGGACAGAGCCATCCGCCTTCACCACGTCAAAGAACTTCGCGGTAGGCACGCACGGCCGGTCCACGAGGCTGATCTCGCTTGGGTTAGCCGTGTAGCGCGTGAGCTTCGCGTCGTCCGCGTCCTTCCACTTGTTCACGTAACTGCCGCCGATCGAGAACCCGGTGTGCACGCCCTCGAGGACCTTCTCCCACTCGTTGTCGTCGACCACCTTCACGGCCACGTTGATGGCCTTGTTGGCGTCGTCGAAGCCTAGCGGCTGAGCCACCTTGCCGGCCGCCACGTTCGAGTGCATCGAGCGCACGTTGCCGAAGCTCTTGCCGTCCGTGTCGGCTGCGACCTTGGCGGACCACGCCTCGAACAGCGGCTTGCTGGTCTCGTAGTCGAAGATCTCGCCGGACAGGTCAGGCGTCTCGGCGCAGGCCTGGCCCGTCACGAGGCGCTTCTCCTCGTCGACCTTGGTGATTTGGAAGAACAGGTCCTTCATGGCTTCACTCCTTAGCGGCCGGTGCGCCGGCGGGCGGCTGAGCGGCGGGCGCGGCAGTAGCCGCCTGGTCGTGCTCGTCCGCGGCGGAGCGGTGGTAAGCGGCCGTGGCCGTGTGCATCACGATGTCTTCCGGCTTCGTGCTCGACTTGGCCGCCTTCGAGTGGGCATCGGCAGCCGTCTTGTGGGCGTCACGCGCGCCTTGGTGCTCCGCCGCCGTGGCCTGGTCGCCAGGAACGGCGAGCGACGCCTTGGCAGCGGTGCGCGTGGCCTGCTTGGCCGCAGTCTTGTCAGAGACCTGCGACTCGTCGTCGACAGGCTCCGCCGGCTTGGCCTTGTGCAAGCCATCGCGCAGCATCACGGCGCTGACCTGTGCCGCGCGGATGGCCTTGGTGATTTCGTCCATTTCACTTCTCCTAGTCGTCGAATTCCGGCACTACGTCGCACCGGCAGTTGGGATGCGCTGGCGCCGCGTCGTCGCCCGAGCTGAAAGGCTCGTCCATGTCTACCACCTCGTCGGCCATGGCCTGGCACTCGTCGCAGCAGCCCTCGCCGACTATCCACCGCTTCTTTGGAACGCTCGCCTCGCGGTACGAGGCCATGTTGCCTGCGACGTCGGCGTAGGCCGTCTCGGTGCGCGCCACCGTCTCCGCGCGGTCCGCGCTGAAGGCGTAGCTGTCCTGGATCATGCCGGCAAGCTGGTCGTTGCTTAGCCCCTGCTCGATGGCCGTCGCGACGTCGCCGCGTAGCATTTCGCGGGTGGAGTCGTCTATCGCGTACTTGGCATTGGGATTGTCGATCACCGTGCCGTCGTCCTGCACGCGCTTGCCCACGAGGAACGCGCCGCGCTCCTTGGCGTAAGCCGCGGCCTTCTCGTTGAGCTGGCTCAGGCTGTCAGCGTCGGCCACGAAGCCGATCTGCGCCAGGGCCTCGGCCGCGCCGTCCTGGTAGATCTTCTCCAGCGTGCGGCTGGCCGCGTCGCTCACCACCGACACGCCGCCCGTGTCGATCTCGGCGAGTATCTCGTCGACCGTCTTCGGCTGCGACTGCTGGTCGGCCTTCGTCATCGAGACCGAGCGCACCGAGTCCGCCGCCTTCTGCCCCGCCGCCTTCAGGACCTTGGCGAGGTCGGACGCCATGCCGTCGCGCAGCTTCTTGACCGTGCCGCGGTCGCGGTCAATCGGCTTGAAGCCGCCGCGCTTGACAGCCTTCGTCAGCGCCGATCCGAGGTACTTGCCAGCCTCAGCAGCAGGCCCACCAGCAGAGCTAGACCCGCCACCTGCGCCGCCCATACCATCATTACTGCCGCCATTGCTGCCTCCTTGCGCTTGCGCCTGTGCCTTCGCTTCTAGCTGCGCCTGCTGCTGTTCCTGCTCCTGCTGCGCCGCCTTCTCGCCGGTCGGGTCGTCCTTGGCCTGGAAGATCAGCGTCGAGAGCAGCACGGGGCCTGTGGGCAGGACGAGCATGGCGGGCATGCCGACCGGATCGTCGCCGCGGGAGAGGCGCACCTCGTCGATCGACTTCGAGCCGTTCCTAATGCACACATCGTCGATCTGGGACTGCACCAGCGGGTCGACCGCCTCGTCCTCGTCCCAGCCGAACTCGAGGTCGGTGTAGCCCCAGTACTTCCACACCAGCAGGTCCATCAGGTCCTTGACCCACTGCATCATCGGGAATAGGCCTTCCTGCGTCGCCGACTCCTTGGCCGTCTGCGCGGTGGCGCGGTTCATCTGCTTGATGAACGGCGTGGGCGCGACCGAGAAGGCGAAGCAGACGACGCGGACCAGCCACTCATCGAACTCGTCCTTGAGGATGGCCTCCTTCGTGTCGAACGGCTTCGCGCCGTCCGGGATGAACGTGGCCTGGCGGCGCGCGCCCGTGTCGCCTGCCAGCTTCTCCTGGAACCACTTGTCGAACTTCTTGATCTGGTCGGGCTGCCATTCCTTCGGGGCCGTGATGAGCAGGTTCGGCACCGAGCCCTCGGTGAAGTACTGGAGCTGGCTGAGCTGGCGGCGCAGCGCGATGTTCACTGTCATGATGATCTGCTCGACGTAGCCGTAGCCGTAGACCTTGTTGGTCCGGCGGTTGCGCGGCACGTAGACGAGCTGGTCCGCCGAGTAGTCGACGGCGGGCACGCCCTTCAGTATCTGCTGGTAGGCCACCGAAGGCGGGAGCGGGATGCGGCCCGTCGCGTCGATGACGGGCTTTATGGTGTCGCCGCAGACCAGCTCCATCTTGGACGGCGGCGCGGTCTCGCCGTTGTCGTAGCGCGGGTAGACGCACGCGTTGTCGACCACGAGCATGTCCTCCAGCAGCATGCGCAGCCACACCTGCCACGGCGTGCGGCCGTCTGGCACGCGGAAGAAGTTCTGCAGCTCGTCTATGCGCGGGTCGTCGTCGACCTGGGTCTTCGGGTCGATCGGCCGGAAGTTCCACTTGAGCTGGACCATCTGGTCCTTGCGGTGCTCGATGATGAGCCGCAGGACGTCGTAGCCGTCGGCGAGCTGGCGTAGCTGCGGGAAGGTCACGCCCTCCTGCTCCTTCGGCACGAGCCGCAGGTTGTAGCCGACCGGGTAGTCCCACTGCCTGCCCTCGGCCTGCTGCGCCACCGGCTGGATAGGCTGGACTGGCGAGAACCACGTCGACGGCATGACGCCCACCACGGTGGTGAGCATGCCGCGCACCGCGCGGGCGATCAGCGACTGCGAGATGGGCGTGGCCTTGCCGCCGCCGTTCTTCGCGCGGTCCTGATACGTCGGTTGGTCGTTCTCGCCGGCCATGTCAGACCTCCTCCCACTCGATCTCGACGTCGACGTTCAGGCCGGTCGTCGTGAAGGTCGCGCCGTTCAGGTTCAGGCACAGCATTTCGCCCGCGCCGCGCAGCACAGGCGGCTTCATCGCCGTGAAGTCCCAGACCAGCGGCGTAGCCAGGCTAGCCGTGACGGCGACGCCGAGCTTTCCGTTGCCGATCGTGCCCGCCGCGGTGCCGAGCGTCGAGGGCCCGAACGTGTAGGCCTGCACCGCAGCGCCCGAGAGCGGGTCGAGCGAGTCTAGCGCGACGGCCGGCACGGTGGAGAACGTGCCTCCAGAGCTGGCCGTCACCCGCTTGACGAGGTAGACCTCCAAGTCCTCGCCTGCGGTGGCCGTCGCACTGATGCGGACGTACCGCGGCAGCACGAGCTTGGTCGGCGAGCCGAACAGCGAGAAGAAGTCGGTGATGGTGGACGCGGGCACGAGGCCGGTGATTGCGGCCCTGTAGCCAGCCCGGCAGTCGGTCGCGACGACCACCTCGTTGACGAGCGAGCCGTCCTTCTTGATGAACCCGGTCATACCGAAACTCCGGTCATGATGTTGCGCCACGCCTTGCCATCCCACTTGATGATGGCCGCGAGCGACGTGTCGTGGTACTCGTCGCCGACGTGCGGCGACGCCGGTCGCGCTGCGGTCGCACCAGAGCCTGCAGCCGCCGTGACCACCCAGCCATTGGCCTGCAGCTCGAACGCGTCGAAGTCCGGCACGTTCAGCGTCGTTCCGGGCGTGCCCTTGTAGGTCCGACCGTTCACCGTCGTCGTGGCGCCGTTGCCCGGCGCGTGCATCTGGATAGTCGCCATCTCTACTCTCCTACGACGGCTAGCCAGCCGTCAGACTGTGATTGGGTTGCCTTCTTCGCTTCTGCCTCGGCGTTGCGCTCCTCGACCTGCTGCTGGTAGTACCCGATGATGCCGTCGAGCGTGGGCACGCCGGCGATGTGGTTGAAGGCGCGGGCGAGCGCGTCCACCTGGTCCTTGAACTTGCCGCCGGGGAACCGGCGCATCTCGTCCTTCAGGCCCTTGAGCCACGGCCGCTTTAGGACGAGCACGTTGCCCGCGTTGATCTGCGAGGCGAGCGGCGTCGCGCGCGTCGCCTTGTCGCCTGACTCAGGGCTGTACGACACGTTGTAGCCGGAGAGCATGCCGACGAAGTGCAGCACCTGGGACTTGCCCGCCTGGCCTGGGTCCTGCGGCAGGTCGATCTCCACGCCCGAGCCGTCGAGCAGCGCGACCTGCTTGATTAACTTGGCCACTCCGGCCGGGCCCTCGCGCTCGCGCTGCACGTCGACGATGATCCAGCGGTTGGTGGCGGCGCAGAAGCCGATCCTGCCGCCCACGGTCCAGGCCGCGTCGGGGTTGCCGCCGTTCTTCACGTCCGTGGCGGCCAGGTCCCAGCCGCGGCTCCAGCGCCAGTCGCCAGCCGGTATGTCCTCGACCTCGACCAGGCACTCTGGATCGATCAGCACGCCGCCGCGCTGGTTCGGGCGCTGCTGCATCTGCGCCTCGACGTGGTACTGGCCCAGCACGCTCTCCAGCTCATTGCACGCCTTCTCGCCGATGCGCTGGGGCATTAGCAGCTCGCCCTCCTTCGTGCGAGGGTCGCGCCAGCCGATGCTGGTCGTCTTGGCGTGCTCGCGCTCGAAGCGCATCGGCAGGATGAGCTGGTCCCAGCCCTCTGGCGTGCTATCGAGGATGTAGCCCGTCAGGTCGTCGACCGCCAGGCGCTGGTGGACGATGATGATGGCGTCGTTCTCGATGTCGTTCAGGCGCGTGATCGACGTGCTCTTCCACCACTCGATCGACGAGGCGATGGCCACGGGGCTGTTGGCCATCTTGGCGGACACAGGGTCGTCGACGATTAGCCTGTTGCCGCCGAAGCCCGTGCCCGCGGAGTCCGTCGAGGTGGTGGCGCGCTGGCCGCGCTTGTCGTTCTCGTAGCGCGTCTTCTCGTTTTGGTCGCCGACCAGGCGGAAGCCGTGGCCAAAGCTGCGCTGATACTTGGCGCTCTCGATGATGCGCCGCGAGTCCACCGCGTCGCGGGTGGAGAGCGTCTTGGCGTAGCTCGACGTGAGGTAGGTCAGCTCCGGGCGGCGCGTCCACTCCCACGCGGGGAAGGCCTGCGACACCAAGGTCGACTTGAGCATGCGGAACGGCATGTTGGCGATGAGCCGCTTGATCTGGCCGAAGTGCACGGCCTCGAGGTGCTCGCATATCGCGCCGACGTGCCAGTTGTCCACGAACGGCACGCCCGGGTTGAGCACGGGCCAGGCGTAGTGGACGAAGAAGGTGTGGAACGACCGACGGGCCTTCTCGGCGAGCAGGAGTTCGTACTCCGGCAGGCGCTGGGCAAGCTCGATGTGTCGGGCGTCCACTGCTCTCATCGCGGTTCCACGAACACTGTCAGGCTGCGGGTGTCTGTGCGGCCCTGGCTCGTCGTGACCGTGACCGTCACGACGTAGGTCTGTCCGGCCGTGCCGCCGCCCATCCACCACACCACCTTGGTGCCGGATATGCCCGGCGCGGGCGAGCCCTGCACGGTGATGCCTGCGGATGGGGTCACGGTGGCGGTGGACAGCGTCTCGCCGGTCTGGAGCCACAGTGACCAGTCGAGCGCGTAGTCGAGCACGGCGGTCGGATCTTTGGGCGGGAACGGTGCGGCCACGTCAGCTCCTGAGGTATCGTTGTTCGGCGGCCACGGCGACAGCCCGCGACTCGCCAGGCGCGCGGTCGGCGCGCGACTCGGCCGCAACGGCATCGAGCCTATACTCGGCCGCTACCGACGCAGACCTAAGCTCGGCCTCGACGGCGAGCAGCTGGCTAACTTCCAACACTCCAGACACGCCGAACGCCTGCATCCTGGCGGAGGCCAGCGACGCGGCTAGCGCGCCCGAGATCGGCATAGCCACTATGCCGGATACGCTGGCAGTCGCCCCCGACAGCGTGACGGCCGCGGTGCCCGCGAAGGCCAGCGCGCCCGATGCGTTGGCCGCTGCGTCGCGGAGCTGCGCGCCCATGGATCCGACGTAGATCTCCGAGCCCGCGAACACGGCGACCGCGTTGTTCAGCGTCGAGGCCGCGCCGCCGGCGAAGGCCTCGGCACCTGCCGCGCTGGACGTCGCGGCTGCGAGCGTCGTCGCCACCGTTCCGCTGACCAGCCCGCCGCCAGAGAAGCTCGCGACCGCGTTGCCCAGCGTCGTCGCCTCGGATCCTCTGAAGATCTCGCCGCCCGCCATGCTCGCCGCGGCATTGCCTAGGGTGTCCGCGATCTGGCCTGCGAGGGCGGAGCCGGACATGGCAGCAGCCGCGTGGCCTAGCGCTTCGGCGATCGTCCCAGAGAACGTCTCGGCGCCGGCAGCGCTCGCCGCGGCGTTGGCAAGCGTGTCGGCGATGGCGCCCGTCACGACGCCGGCCTCGGAGCCGGAGAAGCTGGCGACCGCGTTGCCGAGCGTCGTAGCCTCGGATCCGCTGAAGATCTCGGCTCCGGCCGCGCTCGAAGCCGCATTGCCCAAGGTGTCGGCGACCGAGCCCGCGAAGGTCTCTGCGCCCGCGGCACTGGACGTCGCATTGGCCAGCGTGACCGCCACCGTGCCCGCGTCGCCTTGCGCGCCAGACATTGCAGCCGCAGCATTGCCAAGCGTAGTCGCCTCGGATCCCAAGAAGATCTCGGCACCGGCAGCGCTTGACACGGCGTTCTGCAGGCTTGCCGCGATCGTGCCAGATAGCGCGGAGCCGCTTGCCACCATGGTCGCATTGCCCAGCGTCCTGGCGATGGTCCCAGAGAAGGTCTCGGCCGCGGCCGCGCTCGACGTAGCGCTCTGGAGCGTGTCGGCGATCGTGCCGGACAGGGCCGAGCCGCTCGCGGCCAACGCGGCGTTGCCTAGCGTCGTCGCTTCCGTGCCCGAGAAGGTCTGAGTGCCTGCCATCGCGGCCACGGCGTTCGCCATCGTCGTGGACAGAGTGCCCGCATATGCTTCTGTGCCCGATGCTGCCGAGGTCGCATTGGCAAGCGTGGTGGCCGCGCTGCCGCTGAACGTCTCTGCGCCGACGATCGACGAGGCCGCGTTCTGCAGCGTCGTCGCGACCTGGCCCGCAGTGTCCGAGCCCGACGCCGCCATTGTCGCGCTGTCTAGCGTCGATGCCTGGGTCCCAGAGAAGGTCTCCGCGCCGCTTGCCGAGGACGTCGCAGCATCGAGCGTGTCGGCGATGGTGCCTGTGCTGCCACCGGTAGGCGTGTATGTGATGCGGATCTGTCCATGGGCCCCAGTGCCGCCACTGTTCACGCCGCTGTTGCCTGGTCCTGCACCACCACCACCGCCTGGCAGTCCGCCGTTTCCGCCGTTGCCAGAACCAGCCTGCGTGCCACTGGCATCGGCGTAACCGCCTCCGCCTCCGCCACCACCGTTGCTGTTCGCGGTGCCGGTCGCGCCATTGTGGGAGCCTACCGTGCCGCCAGTGCCGCCAGCACCACCTGCCACGCTATTGTCACCTGCACCGCCCGCACCGCCATTCGCGGCCGCCGCTGCACCTCCCACACCCACCACACCAGCGCCGTCTGGGCCTGCGGCACCGCCTCCACCTCCGCCTGACTTAGCCGACGAGCCTGTGCCGCCTGTGCCTCCGCTGAACTTCGTCGTGCCGACGCAGCCGGTGGACAGACCGCCCACGCCACCGGCCGTAGTAGAGGTGGACCGCGAGCCGCCGACGGCGAGCACGGTGCCGGATGTCTTGAACCACGTGCTAGCCCCTGCCACGGCCTGCGCGGTGCCGTTGTCGCCCGCGCCGCCTGCACCAATGCTTAGCGACACTACCGTGCCAGGCGTGCCAACCGACAGGCTAGACACGGCCGCGTAGGCGCCACCGCCGCCAGCCCCAACGCTGGTCGAGAAGTTGCTCGCCTGGCCGCCCGCCCCAGAGCCCCAGCACTCGACGAGGTCGACGGTGCCGGAGCAGTCAGACGGTACGGTCCAAGACGTGCCCGAGGTTAGGACGACTACGGTGGCCACGGAGGCGGGTCTCTTACGGGTTGCCGGCCGTGATCGTCGCGGAGGTGACCGAGACCGTCGCGCCGGAGCTGATGGCGGTCGAGTTCAGGTTCAGGTCCGCGCCGCTCGTGCCAACGTCGCCGTCGAAGACGATCGTCGAGCCGTCGCTCTTGAAGAGCCGGAACCAGGTGGCCGTGCCCGTCGCGCCGGCGGCCGCGGAGGTGATGGAGTTCAGCGTGAGCACGCCGCCCGACGAGGCCGGCGCGAAGGTCGCGTTGCAGGTCAGCTGCGCCAGCTGCGTGGTGGCCGTGCCGCCCGTGGCCGGGCGCGTGCCGCTGTAGATGCTGAGCTTGCATGACGCGCCAGCGAACGTGGTGATGGCGTCCAGCATCGCGTTGCGCAAGGTCGCAACCATTCCAAGTGCCATGTCCTTCTCCTCAGTCGGTCAGTCGGTAGGGTTTCTGCTCGCCGCCGTCGATCGACGCGCCGATGCCGAGGCGGTCGAGCACGGCGAACATGGAGTCGAGTTCGGCGTTGGTCATGGTGGCCAGCTTGTCGGCGGTGACCACGGCCAGCGGCTTGCCCTCCCCGCCGTCGATGCCGATGGGCATCTTGCGGTGGACGTAGGGCGCGGCCGACGTCGCGGCGGCTATGCGGTGCTCGATCTTCAGCTCGACCTTCTTCGCGGTCAGCTCGCCGGTCTTGGGGTCGCACTTGGGCAGCAGCTCGACGACCATGCGCTTCTCGTCGATCACGTTCACGTCGTAGTCGTCGTAGAGCTGGTCGCGGTAGACCGCGGTTAGGAACTCGAGGGGCGTCATGCCGGTCGAGGCCATGAGCCGGAGCTTCAGCGCCGTGAGCTTGTTCTTCAGCCCAGGCTGCCGGCCGTTGGGATTCGCGCTCTTGCCCTTCACCCAATTAGGATTGCCTTGGGCCTGCTTGCGCTTTCCCTGCTTTGAGTCGTGCTCCTCGCAGACCCTGACCTCCGCGGCCTTCAGCTCTCGGGTCGCGCGCTCCTTCTCCGCGCGCAACTGTGCAACTTTCTGCTGGGCGGCGGTGAGCCGCGACTGCGACGCAGCTGGCTTGGGTGACTGGGCTTTGGGCTGCGTGGGCATGGTTCGTAGTTTGCTGCCGGATCGATGGAGGCCATTGTGACACTGATCCGC